ATCTTGGTCTGTTGACAAAGATGTGATACAATGGAAAGTAAAACCATGCTTCCTGTGTAACAGATCGACGTAATACATCGCATCACGCAAAGGTGGTAGATATCCAATGGCCGCACTTTCGTTAAATAATTTGACCGCAGACTCTTTCTCTGCTTTTGGTATACCATATCTCACACCGATATCATATGTGGTGGGATCGTCAGATTTCTCTTTATACCCGTGTTTTGCCATCCAAGTTCTGAATGCATATTCCCAATTCAAAAGAACACCATCTGCGTCAGTTAGAATCACTTTATTATAATCTGGTTTCATATTTCCTGTTTCCATTGGCATTAGTTCTTTGCCTTTACGATGGCATGATTGTCTAGACAATCATACCCTTCTGGATATAAATCCATTTCTAGTTGACCGTTGACAGGTTTACCGTTAGTAATAACAAAACGACAATCCCTGTTGGCATTACAACCCTGTTTCCATTTCTCAAAATCATCCCAATTGACGAAACTCATTTCTTCACGAAAAGTCATACCGACAATATTCATGTCGATATTCTTCTGTGCCCAAGTCATAGTTTTGTCGTAAGACACTTTATACTGCATTCCAAGATAATCCTCTTTTAATACTTCTAACATTTCAACCTCGTTATTTTCCTGTAAATCATATTCTACAGGATATCTTTTATCATCAAACACTAAAGCACCCATTATATTGCACCCATTCCTTCCATTAACATATCCATTGCGGCATCGTCGTTTTCAAAACCTTCTTCTGATGCAAACTGCATTGAAGAAGAAAAAGATGCGTTTTCGTCAAACCCACCGTGAGTGTTCAAAATGTACGCAATCCAGTTTGAATTATTTGCTTGTGCAACTACTCCACCGTCTTTGTAGAACCTAATTGAACCGTTATGGGCGTCTATATGATGTATCATGGTGATTCCTTTTCTCTCTGATTACATATATAATATAGCATAACCCCAAGTGATTCGCAAGCACTAAATGCACTAAAATGCTTTTATTTTGAAAATAAAACAAATGTGTGTCTTTTATGTTACGTTTCTACACGACCTGTCGGGTTGTTTATCTTCTTGTATATGTTGATATTGAGTGTCATTCTTCTATTACGGCCGTCTGATTTGAATGCATGCCACGTGGTATCATCGGGTTTAAACACCAACGCACGATTAGGTTTCCATTCAGTTTCGCGGTATCCAGTTTTCAATGCGTCTTCATCGTTTCCCATCAATGTACCAACATTTTTATCTGGATGTATAAACGTAATTAGAGTGAGTAGTTTATCACTGGCATCAATGTGAAATGGGTATGACATATGTTTACCAATGTATTGTACATCAATAGCAAATGCGTCTTCATCATCGAGTTGTGCGTCTAAGAGTGTTCCCACACTCCGAACTTTTAAACTTACTTCTTCGTATATTCTTTTTATAAGTTCTGGTTCCATCACTTCTTTGAGATCTTTGATGAAACTCTGTGTGAACCATAGGTCTATAAAATTACCTTCTTTGTCAAATACCTGTCTGAATATGGTAGATTCCCATCTTAAATTCTTGGGTAACGTGTTCCAAAATTCTAGTAAATCGTCTAATGAATTTCCTGTCAGAAAATCATCTAATATTGCGTGTTGCCAAGGGACTGTATGTAATTGTATTTCGTTCATATATCATACTCTATTATACCAATTTTACCATCTGTTACGGAAGAATTGCCACCATTTGTTTTGATATCAGTAATATTTGCATTTGGAAAAAGTTTATAATTTGGATAACCACCAGTTGTTGGGACAATAACTATTGTAATACTATCTACGTATTTCTTCATATTCTTATTGAACTTACTTATATTCTCTAAACTAGTTAAGTTACTTTTTATCGGTACAAATCTAACGAAGATTGCGTTATCCCATCTTTTAAAGGACATAAAGGGATCTAAGTTTTTAATGGTTAAATCGCTACCATCATTTTTTCGCATTACTTTCATATCATAGTCTTGTTTGACGTTTAACTTGTTTTGCACTATTTTGTATATTGGATCTATAGTTGCTCTTGCTAGGTCAACTGATTTCAGATTTAAAGAATGATATTTAGTATTTGTGTATTCCATAAACCCACATCCAGTACCTATATTGATATGACGTTTATTAGAATCTAAGTGTGCCAAAAGTCTATCGTTAGATAGAAACATCTCTCTTACATGGGTAGCATTACAATACTGCACATTGTTATAATCAATGTTTTTTGAAATACGATTTTGCATAATAAATTCCAAACATTTATCAGCAATCTGGGTAGAGATTCCTTTGAATTTGTCAGGCATTGATTGCTTTTAATTCCTTAACCAAAAGAGAATCTGAAACTACTGGTTCTTCCTCGTAGTTTGTACGCCAAACATCTTCTGCCGCTTGATCGACTTCTTTCGTGTCGATCCGAGTAGTCCAATCTTCTAATCCCCATTTCCATTCATTCCGAATGTTCTTGGCCACTGCCTTTCGAAGATCTTCGTTAATCCATTCATATGGTTTGTGAACTGCCATCCACTTCTCAAGTCCTAATCCTATATCGGTTTTCATAATATTTCCTTATGTTGTTTTAATATATGTATTGCTTCATCTGCTTCTGATGATACCGTTTTTCTCAGTCTCCAATACGCCCAAGACTGTCTACAATGTTCTGGATGCCAGAAGAAAAATAGATCTATGATAGAACAGAAGTTTGTCTTATCTTCTCTTCTCCATTTATGATTACGTGCAGAGAACGTTTGATTACTATCTCCGCATGTAATAACATTAAACAATACCGATAGTGCGATACACACTCTACCGATATATTTGTATGTTTTAGTGTTCCTGAGATCCCTCAGATTTCGGGAATATCTTCCCAAGTGCCTGTCTAAACTTACTCTTATCATACCATTCTTCATCTGCTTCTTTGATTCGTTTGACCCTATTTATAGAGTTCTTTTTGTTACGATCTTTCTTTTTATTTCTGTGGTCAAATCGACCAAACTTTGCCATTATTTTTCTTCCTTAAATGTTACGAATACCCAACGAGTACCCTTTGTTATTTCGGTAACACCGTGTACGGTTTCACCATTCCATGAGGCAGTCTGCCCCTTTTCTTTTAGATCTACCATTTTCAACCTAGACCCAAACTTAACATGATCCTCATAACCGTCACCAGCAAGAATAATTTCTCCACCTTCCATATCGTCACTCTTAGTCACCAAGAGAGTAGTTGACCACAATTTGAGAGGATCTAGGAAATTGCCAGAAGTCATATTGCCATTGAAGTGCAAACCAGTGTCCTTATAACTGGTGGCCAACACGTGTTTATCTTGATGCATTCCCATACCACCAGCTGGTGCTTTATACAAATGCGACCAACAACAGGTAATAGGATCTCCGTAAGGATATGTCATTTGTGTGATATACCAGAAAAGATAATCACCGAAAGTAAGTTTTACTTGTTCTGCATCACGCCATCTTTTTTGTTGATATCTACCACGGCGGTGCATTTCAAATTCTGTATTTTTTAGAACTTTGAGTATTGATTGTGTTTCTTTTCTTTCAAAATCTTTGCCACGACCTACCGTCATCACTCTACTTCCTTATATACCACGAATACCCAACGATGACCGTTTGTTATCTCACCTACACCGTGGACTGTCTCTCCGTTCCACACGGCCGTCTGTCCTACTTCAGTCAAGTTAATAACCTTCAACCTAGATTGAAACTCTTCATAATCATCGTAACTGTCTCCAGCAAGGACAATTTCTCCACCAATTAAGTCTACACTTTTCTCTACTAGACATGTGGTAATCCAATAATTACCGTTCGATGCGTCGATATCCGCAAACTTGTCTTGATGCATTCCCATCATACCACTGCGAGATTTATAAAAATGTGACCAACAACCTTTTATTGGTACGTTGTATGGATATGTCATTGTCGTAAGATACCAATGTAGATACTCACCAAATGCATTTAAAACTTCTTTGTTACCCCACCAACGTGCTTCTGTGTACTTTCCTCGGCTGTGTGGTTTAAACTCGGTGTCATGTAAAACATCGAGTATTCCTTTAGTCTCTTGAGTTCCAAGAGTTTTACCTAGTCCGACGGACATTTCTCACCTATATGTTAATAGTATTTCCTGGAGCAGAGCCACCTTTGATTCTGCGTTTCAAATCTTTAAATCCATCTGGAACTTTAATTGCCCCACTTCTACCAGCAATGATTTTCGGGGTTGCAAGTTTTTGAATTAAATTAGAATCCATTTCTAACAATTCCTTCAGTTCTGGGTAACTACAAAAAACATCAGTTTCTTCTTTGGTCTTTATGTTTCTTAGTGTGTATGATGGCATTGGGTTTCTCCTATAAAACTATATATACTCTTCTTTGAATGACTTAACCAATTCTTCTTCTTTGTTATATGCTTCTATTTCCCAAGGACGGTGTTTGTACTCGGTATGGTATTTACCAAACGCAACATTCTTCCAGACATAAACATCTCTCAACTGCACGAGTTCTTTCGTTACATATTGTTTTACGTGTACCATTTCGTGCATTATGGTATGTTCCATTTCATTCATATCACTGTAATCAACGTCTAGTCTAAAGGTGCGGTCATCTTGCATGTCCATCATACCGTATAGACCAGTCTTGTAATGCAAGTTTTTCTTCAAATGAACTTGAAGATCTATCTTTCGTATTCTAGGCATCAGTTGGTTAAACGAATGTTGCACACAATCGTATGCAACTTTTCTGTGTAACTTCCATCCACCAGTGACTTCCATTAGAAAGATGCTTCTGTTCTCGCGAACCAATTCGCACCCCCTAGTTCTATAAGATAATCATTGAATGCTTCCATATTTCTTTTTGAAAACACACAAGCATTTCCGTCACTACTAACCCAGATCTTTTCTAACCAATGCCATTCTTGGATTTTCTCCTTGAGTTTGTATGATGTAGAATCTTGTTCACATTTTTCCTCAAGATACTTAACTGCGTCTTTTGGATCGTCAAAACACTTAGTGCCTGGCCCCCCACCTTCTATGTAAGGGGAAGCATGCCATAATAATTTATCCATGAAGTGCCGCTTTCTGCCAAACTCTAATAAACCTTGCCAACCAAGCATATTGCTCTGGAGTTTTCTCGTGTAAAGGTGGGAATTGCATAGATTCTTCTAAAGCACACCCCAATTTTATGTTTTGACTTTCCATCCAATTGTTATAGATGCCTGTTAATCTATCTAAACTAACCATTATACAATCCTCACTTTAATTTTACCTAGATCGATTTTTTCAAATACGATATCCATTGCTTGCAAGATCCATTCGTGACCTTCTTTTTGTGCCGATGCATAATCTTCTTGCAACGCACACAACTCACTCATTGAGATTTCACTGACCATATGGTCTATAATTGTTGGCATACTCATGCGACTGCTCCTATTGTTACGTTACTATGTTGATGTCTAACTAAAGTACGGTCAGACAACAATATTCCATGCATCAAACGTACAGTTGCCATCTGACGAAACATGTTTATGTGATCCCAACCACATTGAACTAAACGTTCGTAACTGCGATTTGCAACATCGACATCATCAAAACTGTCAACACAGTCATAAAAATCTCCGTTATTATTACGACAAGATATAGTGTAAAATGCTTTCGCACCAACTAATGCCGCTTCCCTCTGTTCGGGATTAACTTCCATTTGCATTCCTTGTATCATAGTGATTCCTTTTCTCTTGATTACATATATACTATACGACATTCCTAAGTGATTCGCAAGCATTAAATGCATTTGTTTTGAAAATAAAATGAAAGTGTGACATATTTAGAACGCTCCTGTATACTCACGAAAGTACCAATCTGGGATCTCTCGTTTAGTCCATAGCAAGTTGAAGTTATCTGCTTTTGTACCGTAGTAACGACGATATGATGTAACAGGATCATCGTGATCCATAAACTGTGGGAATGCAGACATTGCGAGTGCAAATGGTGTGCGTTCCTCTATTGGTATATTGTTTGGTGAGAATAACAATATGTCACGAAACTTAGTGTCACATAAATGTGTTTTACCGTAGCGATAAGTATACTCGTCACATAGTCCAATGAAGTGATCATATAACCACTGGTAATTGGCAACTGATTCCATTACCCATTTGGTACATGGGTGACCTTTGTGTGCGATCTTATAGAAAGATTCGTCTATAACATTATCTCCGTCTAGTATCCGATGTGCGGTAGATAACATTTGTGCTGATTCTAGTACCATTTTAACGACATGTTTATCGCACTGATCTTGTGCCGCCTTAACTGGATCTTCGTGTAGTATAAAAATATTCATATTGATTCCCTCTGCAAACTAATGATAACTTATTATACACTGATTCGCAGAGGGTGTCAAGACTTATTTCCAAGTCCACATTTCTTCTTTGAGCTCCTCTATATGTTCATCTATTAATTCTTGATCCATCTTTGCTTCCATAGATCTTCTATCTTTACCATCTTTCATACATTTTCGGGCATATGTCTTATAAAATCTACTTTTTGTTTTCATACGCTCTATCTGTGATCTGGGTGGTGCCATTAAGTCTCCTAATAAAGAAAAAACCACCGCACGATGAATCGAGGGTGGTTCTAAGGTTAAGTTATTTTGCGAAACATCATAAATTGGGAAATGCCTCCTGTGCTATTTTAAGTGTTAGTCCCTTTACTGGAGTTTTCTTGTTAATCATACCTATCACCAATTCCGCATCTTTTGGATGCACCGCTTCAAGAACTCCGATGAAAATTGTTTCTCTTCTGGTCTGTGTTATTTGATTACTAACATTATTATTCTTTACAAAATATCTAAACTTTGTATTCTCTCTGAATATAGATGCCGCTGGTTCTGAATGACTGGACGGTTGATACGGGGGAGCTCCTTCTGGAAGATGCCATTTTACTTTAGGGTCTAATGTTCCCTTTAGTAAATCCTTTAACGCCCAAGTCTCGTTAGATCGCAATACTGCAATCTTCTCTGCTTTGGATTTTGCTTTTGCATAATCTTCAAAAACTTCATGTGGTAACTTTGCCATAATCTCTCCTGTTTACAATATTTAGTTAAAAGAACTCTTCTACGACTTCTAGTAACCGTCTGCATTTTTTATTCACCAAATAAGGTAACACCTTGCTTTTATTAACACGTGGTGTTGACTTGTTGAAGTGATCTTTAATATCTATAACCAAATTATCTGGACATTTTGTCAGATCAATCATCTTGGCATTACGTTGGAAGTTACGAACTACATCCTCTCCAAACGCATTTATATCCTCAGAAAGTATTGCTTTCTTCTTGGCACTCATTACACCCTGTCTACGACCTTCTATGAAGACCTTATCGTCAGATAGAACGTTTGGTACACCGTCACTGGTATCACCCTTTAATATGTGTTCCAGTAGGAATCCTCGTGGATTCTCCTCAACAATCATCTTCTTGGTCATTGGGGAATACTGTTTTACATTTTTGAATTTCTGTAGTTGTGCGAAGTCTTTGTCGGCTGATACAATCATTATATCCTCATATGCACCAAACTCCTGTGTACCAATACAGATCTGTGCAATACAGTCATCTGCTTCAGTACCCCATACTTTCATAGTACGGTATGGAAAGTTTTCAGTGATCTCGTCGAATACCATGTTGGTAATCTCAAATAACCGATTCCAATCCATACTAGATGCATCACGTGTTTTCTTACGATTTGCTTTGTATTCTGGGAATACTTCTTTACGCCAGTTACCACCAGCGTCAGATACGATAACTATTTCACCGTATTCCTTAAAACGCTGTTTGTACATCCTGATCGAGTTTAAGATCATGTGTCGAATCATATCTTCGTTTTCACCTAATCTTTGTGCCATTATATTGCTTATAGCAATACCATTATAATCTAGTAATATCATGTATTCATTATACCAAATGATTCGCTAGTTGTCAAGCACCATCGTCTACTTCTGGAACTGGCATTACTACAATACCTTCTTCGACTAATCTTGCTCTGTTTACCATATGTTTTTCTAGGTTTTCTTCTTTAGATCCACCATAGTAATCCACTGCATGACCTTCGTCCATTAAGACTTGGGTAACCAATCGACCGTCTGCAATTTTGAAGTCACCTAATACACGACCAAATTTACCACGTTCGTCTTCTCCGCGTCTGTCGTCTGTTGTAACAAGTGTACAATGTTCTTCTAATAATGCTTGTAATCTATACTTAGCTGCAAGACCAAACAACTTCTCAATCTTGTCACTTGTACGTGATTCTGGGGTGTCTATACCCATTACCCGTACTCTTTCGTTCTTTAACCAGATACCAAATCCTAGATCGATATCTACGTCAACAGTGTCTCCATCGACAACCTTGACTAAATTTGCGTTATATTCTGTAGGCATGTTTATACTCCGAAACTCTCTCCGCAACCACATTGAGCAGTCGCGTTTGGGTTAATTACTTTTAGATATGATCCACCTAACTCTTCTACATAATCAACCGTACAACCAAATACAAACATCTCTGCCATTGGGTCTAACCAGAGGTTCTCTACCGTGGGTTCTGCATCTGTGATACCCCACTCGTATTGAAACCCAGAACAACCACCACCTTTTACTTTGAGAGAAACGTTTGGTTTCCCTGCATTTTTTAGATATGTCTTTGCTCTTTCAGTTACTGATATATTCATTTTAATCCTGCTACGTGTTTACTGTGAATCTTACATCCGATGAACTCATTATAATAGTCATCATTTAATAGTACGTCCCTGTCAAACTGCTCTTTTGCTTCGAGGTAACTCATCTCACCCTTCGTCTTACACAAATGAATAATCTCCCGATGGAAGTTATCTTCTCCGTGTTCTACCAATAATTGGTTTACTAAATCACTTGAACCATAATACTTCATCCAGTCAGATTCTTTGCGTATCACTCTTTTGCGTTTCTTGCCTTTGAGTGGGGGCTTCCGTGTAACCGACCAGAACCTTTTCTTGCCGACATACTTCTTATCGTTTCGTGTGTCTGTTATAACGTAAACGAAACCCTCAATATCATCTGGTGCGTCTGTAAATTCAATGTCATTCATATACCACATACTAGTATATAGTGGTTTAGAACCAATCACTTGGTGTACTATTTATCAATTCTTCGGGTTTTAGACCTTCTCCAAACAAAAATCCTGCAACAACTCTGTTAGTATCTTTGTTTGTTCGCCATGTATGTGGTACTTTTGCATTAATTATAATTGGGGTTGTCATAGGAACAAATTCCATCATATCTAGTTGTAGAGGGAATTCATGTCCAACCTTTTTAGTTGCTTCAAATTCTTTTTTCCTTGGAGTCATATATGCAGACAGATCTTCTGTCAAACCACATATATAATCTCCTTGTGAATCTACCCTGATCGGTATGTTTAAAGAAGTTCCTCTAGATTTATCTGTATGAACTTTTGCGATACCCAAACTTGGATCGGATATTTGATATAAAACACCGTGTAATTCACAACTAAAATATGGTTGAAATACTTCATTGAGTGTTTTACAAAGAACAAAATTTAATTCTGGTTCCATCGCAACAATTTCAGTGGAGTATCCATCATCCTTTATATCATCCCATTTATCCTGTAATAGAGTCATCAACTCTGGGGGGAAGTTATTTAATCGTTTATATCTCATCGTCGGCATCTACCAACAACGCATTTGTTTCGTATCCACACATAGGACAAAACTCTGGTTCTTTGTCTGATACTATATGAGTCTCTGCATCACAATGCAGACATGATGTTTCCCACGTCTCCATTAAAAGTCAATCTCACATGCACCACCTGCACAGGCAATTGCCCCCATAGTGTCTACGTCAATATATTTCTTTTCACTCAAATCTGACTCCCATTCTATGTCTACAAAGTTTTTATTAATCTTCTCCCACTTATGTAGGAGATGCGAATCCTTTAAACAATACTCTGCTTGTTTCATATCACCATTAAGATAATTGACTGCAAAATTATTAAAACGACGAATCCAATCCCGCTTAATACTATTAACTGAATTATCCAACGAGATATCGTCACCGTAGCCTTGAGCAGTCGAACAAGCAGTCCATAGATTATCAAAAGCATTAAGACCGTCAACCACGAGCCCACTAGCAAATATAGCACTAGTTCCATATTTCTTTACCATTTCTTTTGCTGTTATCACACTGGTGTTAGGTGCTTGATTAAAGTCCTTATCACCCATCATTGAAAGAAACGAAATTCCAGCAAATGAATGTCGATTCTTAAATACATATTCTTCTACTTTCTTCCAGTCGTCTACAAGGATTGTGTTTGACACGTTATGTCGCACGCCCTTGTCAGCACAAAGTTCTTCGTTTGTACCAGCATTGACCCAATATTCTTGTACAAGTTTTACCTTCTCAAGATGGTCAACACCAACAAGATCCTCTTTTACATAAGAACCTTTCTTTGGAATGATAGGAAAAGACACAACCACGTCTGTACCGTTTGCACTCCATACACTGTCTTCTACCATGTATGGGTTTGCTTTTTGTATTGCCTGAGTTACCTCAGAATCCTTTGTCATCTGTACGTTTCGAATGTACATTGTACTATGCTCTGCATGTATCCCAGATGCGGTTTGTAACAATACACTTGCATTACCCGAAGGTTTAACACAAGTAGTA